TCAGGGCTTCTTCCTGCCGACGTAGGATTTGCTCTCGGGGAAGTCGGTCCAGCCGTCGACGAAGGCGTCGATCATGAGTACCCCGAGTGTTTCACCGTGCAGCCTCGCAGCCTCGCTTCGCTTATTGGTGAGCGCGGCAATCGCGTTGTGACGTTGTTCGCGCGGGATCCGTTGCAGCTGTCGGCCGAGCCATCTGGCGACGTCGAGAACGTCGGCGACGCTTGCGACGAGCTCCCCATCTTGGTCGCTTTCTGTCCGGTGTTCTTCCATTCGGTTCCCCTGGGTGGTGTTGCCGGTGATTCTAGCTTTGGGGTCGCACGCTGATGCGCCTTCGTCCCACTCCCTCCCGTCATCTTGATCCCACTGGCATTGCGTATGGAGTTCATGGGCCGGCGCTCGCACGCGAGAACGGCATGGCGGCCGACCGGGCCGAGCGGAGCGAGGCTGGGCGGCCGGCAGGCCGTTCCCCGGGTCCGGTAAAACCCGGGGAAAGTCCAGAACGCAAGGCAGGTGCGATCGTGGACTGGTTCAAGTTCACGTTCTTGCCCGACGGCAGCATCAGCGACGCCCTGGAGCAGCTGCGCAGGTACTTCCAGCTGGTGTTCTCGGTGCCGGTGACGATGAAGCCTGCGGGCAAAGGGTTCCGCCGGTATGAGTTCAGCTACGACCTGCTGGCGTTCATCAACGGCGAGACGATGAAGCTCGGGATCGTTGCCTGCGGCGGCGAGCACGTTGGCGGCACGATCCTGGTGGACTGGCCGGGGCAGGGCTGCACCGCGATTGGCGACTGGCAAGCCGTCTACGCGATGGTGCAGGACCTCGACGCGCGGATCACGCGGTGCGACCTGGCGATGGACTTCTGCCAGGGCGAGGTGAGCATCGCGCAGATGGAAGAGCTGTACTACGCCGGCGACTTCAACGCGGGCGGGCGTATCCCGACGTATCGCAAGATCGAGAGCGGCGTGGCGGGCAGCAAGGGCTGTCGCGGTACGACGTTCGAGATTGGCCGTCGGGCGAACGGCAAGATGCTGCGGGCTTACGAGAAGGGCCGCCAGCTCGGCAATCAGGATAGCGAGTGGGTGCGTCTCGAGATCGAGTTCGGCGCCAAGGATCGCGTGATTCCGCACGAAATCCTTATCAAGCGCGACCAGTACTTCGCTGGTGCGTACAAGGCCCTGGAGGCCTTCATGGCTGCGGATCCGCAGCGCGTTCCTACTGACCAGGTCAAGGCCTTGGAGCTTCAGGACGAGACCATCCGCGAACGCAAGCTCAAGCACATCCAGACGCAGTTCGGCCCTACGGTCGATTACGAGCTGCGCTGCACAGAGGAAGACATCGCTGCGCTGGTTGTCGCGATACGCCGCCAGGGCGTACCGGCTCAGCTGCACAAATCCGCCCTGGCGAGGCACGTGTACGGCACGCACGATCCAGTGCCGAAACCTGAGGAGTGAAACCATGGAAATGATTGCACGCGTGACCATCCGGGGCGCCAAGACGTGGGTTGGCAACATGGATGGCAAGCAGCTGGACACCGGGAAGATCTACACGGATGTGGAGCTGCGTGGCGAAGACTCGAAGGGCACCTGCACGCAGGAGCTGAAGTGCGAGAGCTCTGCGGTTGTGAAGGCGATCATCCACAACCCGTTCCCGTTCATCGCGGAAGTCTCGATGGTCGAGACGAGCAACGGCAAGGATAAGGGCGGTCAGAAGGTCGTCACGAGCATCAAGCCGCTGCAGCGTGCCGAGGCCGAGCCCAAGAAGGCGTGATGCGTTCCCTGGCTCTGGGAGTTGAACGGCCCGGAGCTTTTCTCAACCTCCATCTCAAGGAGAAAACCATGTTCAAGAGCATCAAGAGCAAGGCGGCTGCTGTTGCCGCAGGTACCGTCGCACTGGCCGGTTCGGCGATGGCTGCGGTGCCGACTGACGTTGCTACCGCCATGTCCGATTCGAAGGCGGATACCGCCACGCTGGCGGGCCTGGCGCTGATCATCGTGATCGGCATTGCGACGTTCAAGTACATGCGTCGGAGCGTGTGATGGCTGCTGACGGCGCGTTGGTGGGCGCACGGTGCTTTGCCGATGTGGGCATGGCCACGGACGCCTACTACAGCGCCGTCGCTCCGTCGCAGACACCTGGGGCAGTCACCTATCTGTCTGAGTTCGTCAAGACGACGGGCGGGTGGGTGCTGCGGCGGTACCAGGTGGGCAGTGATGGGAGCGTCGGCACGCTGACCGATGCGTCGTTGCCGTCGCTGTCGTTTCCGGCATGTGACCCGCAAGAGAGCTTCAAGGATGGCATGACGATGGGGTGGGGCGTCGTTGCCGCGATGGTGGCGGCCTGGGCGCTGGTGGTGATGAAAAAGGGGCTGTGATGCTCGCAATCGATTTCTGGCTCTGGGCCGGATTCCTACTGCCGGTTCTGCCGGCAGTAATCATTTTCAGGGGGCTGTGATGCGCGTGCTCGTGCTGCTGCTCTGCTGGTGGGCGTCGTCCGCGTGGGCTTCGACCATCCCGTTGATTCCGCCGCCGAACATCGTGTTGACGGGGACTGGGTATGTCACGACTGGTGCTGTGACGCTGTCTGAAGTTGCGACGGCTACCGAGATGCGTGCCGCGGTTGGCGCAGGTGCCGCCACGATCGCCGCAACGATGACGGTGGGCGAAGGCGCTGCTGCCGTTGCGCTGGCCGCGCTTCGTGCGACGCCTGCGATCGCGACCGCGACGTCGTTGGCCTACTTGGCGCAGCTCGGCATCCAGAAGTGCCTGGACGGTACGTGGTGCACATCGAAGCGGTCACCGGCTGCTGGCGACACGGGGTTCAATGGCTGGGGCTGGAGTTACGGCTACAACACGTCCGCCACCGGCGGCAATATCGCGAATGGCGTTGCTGCTTCTCCTGGCGCTGCGTGCTCTGCGATGTTGGCGGCAGACGCGTATTTGGCTGGGCAGAAGGCTAAGTTCGCGAGTATGAAAGCTACCGGTAATGGGACGAGCTATGAGTGCCATTACACCAACGATGGCGGCGACAATTTCTATGCGGGCACGAGTCAGGCGTCCAGCTGCGTTGATGGCTATGTCGTGAGTGGCTCGGCATGTGTGCCCGACCCTGCTGGTCCGACGGTGGGCGCAAGTGATGCGGATTGGAACAAAGGTTTGACGTACCCGCTGCCCGCTGGTGTTGCTAGCGATATGGCCGCAGCCAAGGTGCCGATTCCGGTGAAGCTCACGCCGTCCACCACTCCAGTCAACGTCAATCTGAGCGACCCATACGTTGATCCCGTTACAGGTAAGCGTTACCGCGATGTTGCTACGGTCACGCCAAATTCCGATGGCAAGACAGCCACGTTGACGACCGCTAAGCAGGAGGTGGATGCGAACGGCAATCCGGCGACGGATCCGGCGACTGGTAACGGCAAGGCTCCGGAGAAGCAGGACGACCAGTGCTCGGGCCATGAGACGCGCATGGGTTGTATCGAGCAAGGCGAGATACCGGACGGTCCCGATCTCAAGGAGCAGCAGGTCAACGTGAAGGTCACGCCGGACAGCGGGTGGGGTGCAGATACCGCACCGTGTCCGTCCGATCTGACTGCGTCCATCCACGGCATGCCGATCTCGTGGTCGCTCAAACCGGTCTGTGACGGTGCTGACATGTTCCGCCCGGTCATCATCGCGTGCGCATGGTTGGGCGCTGCGCTGATCGTCATCGGCGTAGGCCGTAAAGGGGAAGAATGATGCCGCTCGCCGGGTTCCTCATGGCCCTCGTTGGGCCACTCGCGCGTCAGCTACTGGTGTCGCTCGGGATCGGTCTGATCACCTATGTCGGGTTGGATGCGGCGGTGAGCGCTGCCCTGGGCGCGGCCAAGAGTAGTCTGGCCGGCATGCCTGCCGTTGCTGCGGCCATCCTGGCGCGGGGCGGTGTCTTTACCGGGCTGTCGATCATCGCCGGCGGCATCACCGCGCGCATCTCCATGATCACTCTGAAGCGGCTGGGCAAGCTGACATGAGCGCAACGCAACCGATCACGCTGATCACTGCCACGCCTGGTGGCGGGAAGACCGCGTTGGCGGTCCAGATGATGGCGGCAGCTGTCGACCAGGGGCGTCCGCTCTTCGTCATGGGCATCCCGGAGCTGAAGCTGCCGTATATCCCGACGCCGGCGGTTTCGGACTGGACGGAGCTGCGCGAAGACCCTGAAAACCCAGGGATGATGCTGCCGTACTTCACCTTCCCGCCGAACTCGCTGATCGTGCTGGATGAGGCGCAGCGGGTGTTTCGCGTCCGCACGGCCGGGTCCAAGGTGCCTGACCACGTGGCGGCGTTTGAGACGGTGCGGCATACCGGCGTGACGTTTGTTCTGATCACGCAGAACCCGACGTTCCTGGACAGTCATATCCGCAAGCTGGTGGGGCAGCATGTTCACCTGCGGGACGCTGGCTTGCTCGGACGCTGGTACTACGAATGGCCGGAGTGCGCGAACCCGGAGACGTTCAACACCGCGCCGATCAAGAAGAAGTGGAGCCTGCCGAAGTCCAGCTTTGGCCTGTACAAGTCCTCCAGTCTGCACATCAAGCGCAAGTACACCGTACCGCCGGTGCTGATGCTGTTCATCGCCTGCGTGTTGATCGCGGCGTTCTTGGCGTACCGGGTCTATTACCGTACCGGCCAGTTGACGACGGCGACTCCGGCTAAGCCTGTTGCGGCCGAGCAGGGCAGGGGCGGTGTGGCTTCAGCTCCAGCGGTAGCGGTCAAGGCGGGTCCGTCCGCCGCGGCGACGGACGGGGCGGAGATCCTCGCGGCGTTCGTCCCTGCTGTCTCTGGCCGGCCTGAGACGGCGCCGGCCTATGCGCAGTTGCGCCAGATTCGCTCGATGCCGACGGTGATCGGCGGTGCCTGCACGTCGACCAGGTGCACGTGCTACACGGCCCAAGGCACGGATGCCGGCCTCGATGACATGCAGTGTCGGGAGTGGATCAGGAAGCCGCCGTTTGACCCCTACCGCGAGCCACAAGCGGCGCAGGAGCCAATTTCGGCGCAGCTGACCCCTGCGACCGCCCAGTCAGAAAAAACGGCTCCAAAGCCCGCTGAGGGCGTCTAGCGCCGGGGCTGCTCGCGAAATTTCCGTTACGAACTAAATTGTAACGATAATTGAATTACCGTTATCAGTAACGTAAAATTGAATCATCAAATCGGGAGCCGAATATGCGTGACGTAACGGATAATGTGACGGTCGATCTGCCGGGGATGGAGCAAAGGCGTGGTCGCGGTCGTCCGCGTAAGGCGCACGCTATGACCAACGCGGAGCGTCAAGCCGCATATCGAGCTCGCCGTAAGGCTCAGCAGCCTGTTGAGGCTAAATCCGTTACTAAGCGTATGACCGTAACGGAAATGCTTTCCGACGTGGATGCTTACGATGAATGCCGCCTGGAGGTCGAGAAGTTGCGCGCTGATCTGGTGAGCATGCGTCGCCAGGTGGAGCTGGCGGAGGCTGAACGCAATAAGGCGTTTGCTGAGAATAGGCGGCTGAGGGAAGAGATCAGCGATGCCGCCAAATCCGTTACGCTGAGCAACGGAAATCTTGCAGAGATAGAGGCGTTGCGCCGGCAGCTTATGACGTGCGAGGACGGGCGTCAGGAAGCGTTGCGTTATGTTGGCGTCTTGGAAGAGAAGGTTGCGATGTTTGAGTCGCAGCAAAAATCCGTTACGCCGAGTAACGGAAATCCCGTTTCGTTCGACGCAATGCTGGACCTGCTCGCGTTGGCTGCGAAGGCGAATACGTTCGAACAGCGCCAGAAGGTGCGGGAGTCCGAGTTGTGGCGCGCTTCGTTTGTCCGTTCTGTGGCCGTGAGTGAGGCGCAGATGCAAGCGGCTGGCGAGGCAATTTATGGTGATCGCAAAGTCGTTACGCGCAAGGCGTAACGCGAAACGTCTAAAATGATCCGGTTATTGGAGGGAGCGCGTCATGGGAACGAGCTACGAAGTGGACGTGGTGGCGTGGGCCAGTGAGCAGGCGGCGCTGTTGCGGGCCGGCAAGCTTTCAGACATCGACATTCGGCACATCGCGGAGGAGATTGAGGACGTGGGCAAGAGCGAACAGCGGGAGTTGGCAAGCCGCATGGCGGTACTGCTGGCGCATTTGCTCAAGTGGCAATATCAGCCGGGCCGTCGGGGTTCGAGCTGGCAGCGCACGATCAAGGAACAGCGTCGTGCGATTCTGGCGCGGCTGCATCGGACGCCTAGCCTGCAGCCGATGTTGGCGGATCCGGATTGGAAGGAAGAGATCTGGGCGGATGCGGTCTCGGCGGCCGTGGACGAGACTGGCCTGGACGTGTTCCCCGAGCAGTGGCCGTGGACGCCCGAGCAGGTTCTGTCGCCGGAGTTCTACCCGGAGTAA